TTTTACAATCTATGTTATGGTAGCTAAGGATACTGTTAATTCTAAGAAGGTTATTCTTTATCAAGGTTACGACATTTACAAGTATCGCGAGGTGATGAAAAAGTTGATGAGAGATCATATTGCATCACAAGATTATATCGAAAAACTGAGAAGAAGTGGAGCGATGTTTAATTTTCCACCACGTCCGCCTTCAGGGCCTTCACCTTCTTCTGGTCCGCCATCATCTCCACCTCCGGGTGGCTCTGGCGGTGGTGATGATCCACCTAAACCTCCAGGTTTTGGGTTATCAGATAACACAGATCGAGAGGAGATGGAAAAAATGGAGGATGATTTTAAGAGTTTGGAGGAGACTCATTCAAAACTCAAAGAATCTTCTCCTGGAAACTTAGTTGACTGGCTTCTTGAAAAGACGTCGCGAAAGTGGAAACAGATCAAATTTGGTGAGCATACTGCGGTTCAACCAGATTTTGATTCAGATTCTGAGGTGTTAGAGTTTGAGTCCATGGTTCAGCATATTCCTTTCGATCGATCTGTATTGTGTGAAGACTATTTTGTTCAACAAGATGGATTGATTGGTATCGAATCCAAGGAGAATGAAGTTAACACACATGCACATGAGAATATTTTGCATCTTGAAACTCCATCTTACGAGTATTGTGAAAGACATGTTTCTCGTCCTGATGCAGGTCTTGATGAAAAGTCAACTGATGTTGATTTTGAGAACGCTGTTATGATGTTGTCTTCCCAGCAGAAGATAATGATTGCAGTGTCCAAGAAAAACAATCTGCGATCAGTAATGTTCACAATTGGAAGTGAGTATCTCGTTCCAGAAAGATTCCAAATGGATGTTGCAGCGGCGCTCAAAAGAGTTGCCAAAAGGAAGAACATCAAGTTGCCTCGGAGAATATTTTGGCAGAATGTTGATAATGTTGATGCATTGGAGAAGAAACCTCTGGAACCCGATTGGATAGGATTTGATTTTGGAAATTTGGATTTGGAAATTTTGGAAGTTCATCATAACGAGCCCACGTTGAAAAAGAAGGTGACTGTTAGTATTGTACACTCAGTGATGGTCTTTTTCCGAGCGTGTCATTTGTCTGTTGTTTCATTGTTTTGTTCTTGGGCAAGTTTCTTTGAATTTGACAGTTTGATAAAGAGATTTATTTCAACAGCGCTGTGGTCCATCATAATGACTTGGTTTGGTTTAAGCTTCCTTCCCTCTGTTCTGTCAGTATTTGGTTGGTGTGCTTTTCCAGTAACGATGATGTCTCTGGATGCTCAGGCTGAAACCGAAGGAAAAAAGCTTCCAGTTTACCGAGAGCTTGCTCGTGACAAATGGAGAGAGTTCTATGAGTATATGGAATGGGATCCTAATGTCACATTGGTAGAACGCTTTTGGATGGGCGCCAGATATTCTGTTGTGCTCGGTTCTTTGTCAGTCGTGGCTTTAGGTTTATTTCGATATCGTGACGTTATGGATGTTTTGGGTGAAACTCATGCCAAAGAGGAAGAGAATGACAAATTCTCTGAAGTTGAAGTGTTGAGCGGCGCTGGACCATCTCTAGAACGTCGCAAGATGGCAGCAGGTGCAAAGAATTGGGGCGTCAATGATGCTGATTTTACAAAGTCGTTATGTAGAGAATCACCAAAATCTCTTATAAAGCTTGTTGAAGACAACACACGTGCGATGCGCTTGGAATTCCCTGGAACCACGCGCGGTTTTCTTGACGGATATGTGTTGGGCATCAAGGGTGATTGGGTTATTATGAGCAAACATTA